TCATCCGTGATGATTGGTCCACATGGTTGAGGTCTTTCGTTCCCAACCTTGGTGGACTCGAACTCCCTAGCGTTTAGAGAGCTCCAGCAATCGTTGGAGCGCTGTGTGGTGCTGCTCAGGCTCTTAAACCCTTGGCTCCAGGGTGCCACATTAACAGCCATCCAACGATTGTTGGAAGTGAGCATGGCCGGACGCATGTTATCATTGCCACGCCCGACCATGAACGGTGTTTTACCCCGATCCGTCACGGCAATTGTACCTGCAATGAGCTCAGCGCCTTACACAATAGGGTTTGTGGTGAGGTGCCTGAGCCTACCGCTGGAGGCCTAGTGCTCCTGCGGAAATCCGCAACGCGGATTAAGAGATTGCTCACACCGGTCGTTCCTAACGACTGGGGGGTAATGCCAAAGCGGTATTCTGGCCTGAAAAGGAGACGTTATGAGCAAGCTGAGCTTGACGTGAGATGTATGGGTTTGCGTCCTCGCGATAGCGATATCGTGATGTTCATTAAGGATGAAAACATCGACCCGCGCAAGAAGCACGTTTCTTTGCTCCATCCTCGTGCCATTCAATATCGTGGAAAAGGATTTTGCGTCGCGATATCCCGGTTCTTGGGCCCAATTGAACACCAGATCTATGCTCTTAGTGGTGGCCATTCCGGGTTTCCAGCTTCCCGCATGGTTGGGAAAGGATTGAACCAGATCGAACGCGCAAAATTGCTACGCATGAAATGGGCATCTCTTAAAGACCCTGTTTGCGTTGTTATTGACGCAAGTCGGTTCGACCAACATGTTTCTCTTGAACTTTTGGAAATAGAACATGGTGTCTACTTGTTCTGTTGTCCAAACAAGGAATTCGAGGAATTGTGCCGCCTTCAACTCATCAACCGTGGCCGTACCCGATCTGGGTTCCGCTATGTCACTCGTGGCAAGCGGATGAGTGGTGATATGAACACCGCGCTCGGCAACTGTCTTTTGATGATCATCATGGTCCATGCCTGCTGTACACATCTGGGCATGTCTTTTGACCTTTTGGATGATGGCGATGACTGCATCGTCTTACTCGAGCGTGAGTTCGTAGCAAAGTTTGTAGCAGAGGCTCCTTCAGTCTTTCTCAGCTTTGGACACGAAATCAAGCTTGAGCAAATCTGTGACGAATTCCCCCGTGTTTCTTGGTGTCAAAGTTCGCCGATCGAGATTGTGGCAGGTCACTGGAAGTTTGTGCGTGATCCTTTTAAATGCATGTCCTGTGACCTCATCGGTCCAAAGTGGCGAGGTTCTGTTCAAACCCGCCGACGGTTATTATCGTCGATTGGTATTTGTGAATTGGTCTTGAACCTAGGTGTTCCCGTTCTGCAAAATTACGCGCTGGCATTGTTGCGTGCGAGTTCAGGTGCTCGTCCCTTTGACAAAGGTGACTTCTTTGCATCCTCGCTTGCCCTGCGCCTCAAGCGTGAATTAAAGTCTCTTCCTTGGGAGGTGAGACTTTGTGAGTTCAACCTTGAGAAACTTCGGAAGATCAACCCTCAGCCGATCACCGAAGAGGCTAGGCTCTCCTTCCAACGTGCGTTCGACGTGTCTGTGGATGAGCAGCTGTCCCTTGAACAGCAACTCGATCAGTGGACAATTTCCCTTGTGGGTGACGTGTTTCAGTTCAATTCGTGGGATCCAACGACTGGACTTGATTTTCGGGTTTTCAAGCCCGAACGTTACCTCTAGGGATGTCATCCCAATCCAACAACAGTCGGAATCCGCAAGCGTCAACCTCTGGACGCAAGCGACGAAATGCAAGGAGGAAAGAGCGCCGGCAAGCCCGGCAACAACAAGACAATTCCATGGCTATCGTCCCCTGGAATTCGGCTCAAACCAGGACGACTCTCGCACCCCGAGCGATTGGTAAACTCAATCGCACTGGTGGTCCTACTATTCAATCTCGGCGAAGCAAGAACTGCTCCATTGTTTTCAGCCATCGTGAGTACTTCACTGATGTGGTATCTTCTGGAAACCAGTTCCTGTCCGTCATCTCATTTGCGATCAATCCAGGTCGTCAGAATGTGTTTCCTATGCTTCAATCTGTGGCTCTCTCTTTCGAGACCTATAGATTCAATCGTTTGTCTTTCGAATACATTCCGCGATGCTCTACAGCTTCTACTGGATCTTTTGGGATGATGATTGACTTTGATGCCTCAGATGCCCCTGCTGCATCCGAGCGTGAGGTTCTTGCTGTGCAAGGTGCCGTTGATTGTTCTGTCTGGCAGAACGTGATCTACCATGCTCCAAAAGATGCTTTGACTGGCCTTGGTCCACGACGCTTCACCCGAAGCGGCCTCATTCCCACGAATTCTGATGTCAAGCTCTATGACGTCGGAACTTTTCAATACTTCGCCTATGGTCCTGGCGGTGGTACTGCACTTGGGAAATTGTGGGTCGATTATGAAATCGAGCTTTATACACCACAGCTCGCAACTGAACTCATTGTCTACGGTAACAGTAACCATACTGAAGCCGGAGGCACCATTTCCACGGCTGACGGTTGGGGTACTGCCTTCACGTTGGCTGGTGGGCTCCCTCTTTCTGTAAGTGGGAACAATGTTGAGTTCCTGACTACGGGTGAGTACATTGTTCATGCGTTGTCTACCGGGACTGGCGTCACTGCCAGCCCCGCCATCACAGCAATCGGCAGTGCGACAGTGACCCTTCTCGACGCTCTTGTTAGTGGTACTACGAGCGTCATGTACGAGTTCCTGATTGAAGTTGCTGAAGTTGCCGCGGGTTTCCACTTTAACTATGCGGGTGCCTTCACAACTCTTACTGCGCAACATATGGACGTTGCGCCGTATGTCCTTTCTATCTGATCTCGTGTCCATTCACCAACACCGCTACAAGCGAAACTAGCAGTGTTTCAAGGGTGGTTCTATTGTTTCGTAGGTGCACCGATAAAATCTCTCGTAAGGGAGTGGGCTTCGTGTGCGCCAGCTTACA